GTTACCCCCACCGGCAGCAATCCATGCCGCCTTATCACTTAGATGTGAATTACAGAAATGTATTCGTGTCTGGGCGACTAAGGTCCAAAGGTACAAAGTCAGCGAAAGCTGAGAAGTAAGTTATCGGTCCCTTGAGTTTTGCGGAAACGCCGAAAGGCTGGGGCGCAAGCGACAAGACAAGATCAGGTAATGCTCTTCAACGGTTCGAAAGAACTCACCCTACTTGGGTGCCTGCGGCCAACGAAGTCTTATACTTCCTTGGAAACCGAAGCATGTAATATGAAACTAAAAAAACAAAATCTTGAAAACTTAATTTCTAAGATTCTTATTAAAATTAGGTCACAGTACATGTGGCAGCGAGGTGTAAAATCCTCGCGCGCTTGGATTTCACCCTTTATTACAGTGGGTGGAATCCTAGCGGGGTCTATTTCTAGAACCGTGCCTTTGGGTGTCGTCGGAATGACAAGACAGTTCGGGTCAATTTGTAAAAATCAAGGTCCTGCAGGATTATCATTGTATTTAAAAGCTTGTAGTATTGCGTTAATGAAGTGGAGGGCTGGTGATGTCCTTAAGGACACTAAAGCTTTCGGTCCAACATTGGGTTTAACTAAATCCGGTATGCCTCGAATCATTCCGAAGGCATGACGAAGAGCAATTGCAAGTGGAAACACGGCTTTGCTCCGACTCTGTTTAACGATGTTCGGTTTATATCGGGTTTTGGACTTTAAGGGAAAGGTGAAGTTATCAACTATCACCGATCCTTGAAAAGGATCCTTGCCCAAAGACCTCATTGCATTTGTTCCAGAATTCTGAGCTTTAACTAAGGTGAAATGGCCTGGTCGGTTCCCTTGGGCTCCGAGAGTTATATCAACTCGAGGATCGCCCGGAGGAGTCGACGAGCACAATGCTCCCTTAAACTCTACTGCCTCTTTGTGAGAGAGTTTGAGAGGACATGAAGTTCGTAAAACCAAGTCTCATCTTATGGAGTTTGCAGAGATCCTTAAGTTAAAAGGATACCTGGTCGATTTGTTCCACATCGATGAAATTCTGTGCAAGTGGTCAACTGATAAACCTTTACCGGCTAAACTGGGGAAGCTTTCCTTTAAAGAAGAACCAGGTAAAGTCCGAGTTTTCGCTTTAGTAGATCCGGTCACCCAGTGAGTCACTAAGCCTCTTCATGACTGGCTCTTTTACATATTACGTGCCATGCCCACTGATGCTACTTTTGATCAGGGAAAAGGAGTCGAATACGTTAAAGGCCGTCTTAAAGAAATTAGTAAAACTCGCAAGCCTGAGGTCTTTTCGTTTGACCTCTCGGCGGCCACTGATCGCCTACCGATTGCGCTGCAAAAACACATATTGAATCACTGACACCCTCGGTTGGGTGAATCGTGAGCAAATCTGCTTACCGATAGGGATTATTTCGTTCCCCGTCAAAAGCCTGTTCGCTACGCGACCGGTCAACCCATGGGAGCCTATTCCTCTTGAGCCATGTTGGCAATAACCCATCACTTTATCGTGCAATATTGCGCACGGAAAGCGGGTTACTCCAAGTGGTTCGGAGAATATATGGTTCTAGGTGATGATATTGTGATAATGGATAGCAAAGTTGCTACAAATTACCAAAATATAATGAAAGTTCTTGCGGTGGATATTTCTCCGTCTAAAAGTCTTCGATCGAAGAAAGGATACTTCGAGTTTGCCAAGCGTTTTTGTAGCATGGACGAAGACCTTCAAGGATTACCCTTAAAGTTACTTTTAGCGGCGAAGTTCAATATTTCAGTGCTTGTGGAGTTTGTGAGATCACTAAAACCCACGACACCTTTATCACGGATCCTCGCTCTTTTCGGAATGGGTTACCGAAAGAAAGCTCGGATTTATCATGTTTCTCATGTGTGAAACAGATTTCGTTACCTTCAGGCACTATTAACAATGCCTACGGTGCGGAAAAACCTGTTCGACTCATGAGGGGACTGGGTAATTTATAACAGCCCAGGTATCCAAGTTATGCCTTTTCATCTTCTTATATTGAAGCTCTGAAAAACGTATAAGTGGTACCGTGTTAAGGACAAGGCCTATAAAGGTCCTTCATACGTCTCCATCTTCGCCTTTAATCGTTATCCTTTAAGATCGGATAAAGGATTAATAGCGGGAATGCAACCAGATAGATTCACTAGCTGAGTTGAGATGAACCTCGATGCTGTGTTCAACCCCATGAGACCAGACTCCACAGTCTGGGATCAGCAGGAAGAGTACTTCTATCAGATAAGGAAATGGTATCCTCCATTTGAAGGATCCCTGGAGTCTTTGTATTCTTTAATACATAATGTTCCTCCACTCTCGCTTCTTTACGGAGAAGAGGATGTTACTGTGTGAAGAGAGTACCGAAATCAGGATCCAGTTGTGTCGTTAACCCCTCATATCTTCATGGAGTTTCTGAAAGAAGTCCAAGAATATACAGGAGGATTCGGACAAATCTGTCTTCCCAAGATGCCTAAAGTCACGGGCTCTAGAGGAGTCTAACTAACTCCAATCTAGACCTTCAAAACTAAGGGATAGGTCCCTTAGTCCAGAATTTATTCGTGTTTAAGCGACAAACGCTTACCTAAAAG